TGCGCGGCACTCAATGTTGATGTAGTGGATTTCTTTCGACTTGGAAGATAGTTCCTGTTTTGTGTTTACAAACAGGTTGATGTAGTTTTATAATTAAAGAAGTTATCGGGCTGGAGGTTGGGGAACCATTTTAAATTAAACCCCAAAGACCAAGTTGACCCTCTTGATATAGCCCCTGAAGCCAGTCGGTACTGGCAGATGGATAGATTAAATATTCGATACGATAACGAATTTACCGAGGAGTCGCTTTAGCCCTCTTACCTTAAAAATTTACTTGATGACAAGTGAAAAGGGTTAAAGTATCTCAAAGAAAATAAATTATTTAAAAACAAACCTTTCAAAAAAACGTGTTGACGCTTTAGCGGAAACCAAAGGAGTTAAGAAAATGAATCAGAAACAACGTGTACTCGATTACCTTAGAAGTGGTAACACAATAACCAGCCTAGACGCTTTCCATGAGCTAGGCATTACCAGAATATCCGCTGTAGTGTATAACCTAAAGCGTGATGGACACCACCTGATAAAAGAAAACGTCACCGTCAAAAACAGATTTGACGAAGAATGCACCATTGCTCGATGGACTCTGCCATGCTCTTAAAAACTGGAGAAGAATATCTAGTATCTGATGAGCTGCACCAAGAGCTAATTGATGTCTACGGTGAAGACATGGTGCGGAACGAGTGTTTGGCGATGAAGATGTGGCTACTTACTAACCCTGCTAAACGCAAAACAAAAGTCGGGATGCCTAAGTTTATCAATAGCTGGTTATCCAGAACTAAGAAGACTGGCGGTATGTCCCCCTTTGTTCCTAAGATAAATGGCCTAAAAAGTGACTTTGCTATTATTGATGACTCAATTAGGGGCAGAACCTTAGAGTGTTCACTGACAGACATTACATGGGTAGAGCCACACGAGAAAGAGGCGCAGAAGCAATATTACCTGACTACCCGCGGCTTTTATTTCGATGGCGGCAACGAGGTGAAATATGCTTAGAGTACAACATCCAAACTCAAGAAAGATTGCAATCAAATATTCCTACGCTGGAAGGAATACAAAGCTGAAGTCTGGGGAGAAGTACACATTACCCCATCTGGCTGAGGTCGCAGGCATTAACGCCAAGACGCTACACAGCAGACTCAGGGCAAAGCAGTGCAAGGTCATTACTGATTACGATTTAAGGGTGGCAAAGGCAGCCTATAACAATGAGACAGACAAGCCTTTTGAATCACGCCTTGAATCTCAGGAAGCTATAACCAGCCAAAAGTGGTTATCGAGGGCAATAGTTTGAGCGATGCCGATAGTGTAAAAGTGTGCCGAGCCGAGGAAATAGATGTTCGGCTCAGGTACATTGCTGACCGCCTCAAAGATTGGGACTATAAGAAGCCCTGCGCTATCACACTAAAGCCATACAGCAACCCCCGAACAATCTCTCAGAACGCTATGTTCCACTCTTGGTGCAGATACCTAAGCGCAGCAGTTAATAAGCGTGATGCATCCTACACTGAGGAAAATGTTAAGCTATTACTGAAACAGTTATTTCTGGGCACTGAAGAGGTTAAGGTTGGAAAGACAATCATTAAAGACCAGCTTAGGCAGACCAGTAATTTAGATACTGGCGAGATGCACCACTTTCTAAATCAGGTTTACGAGTGGGCTTTTGATTTAGGCTTTAATTTGCCTATAGACCCGCAGAGCGAATATAGAAAACTAAACCAACAACAGGTGAAATAATGGACAGGATTGACCCCCGCAGTTTATTGGAGTTTGCAAGAAGCGAATCACAGACCAGAGTTTTAGAGGCGGTTATCCAGCATGGCTCCAACAATAAGGCAGCCGATGCACTGGGACTGAACAGACGCGGCATTGATAAGACTATAAAACGCATCGAGGGTTATGCCGCAGCTAAGGGAGTTGCACCACACCGCGACCTAGTACACCAGACCGCCGAGGGCTTTGATGCCAAGCGAGTATCCACAGCATATAAAGAAGATGGCTCCGTAGCCTTGCAGTGGGTGATTCAAGAGCCGCAAAAGCAGAGCATGAAGCAGCGCCTAGACCTGATGATTGAGGGCGTTAAAGAAGACCTTGATGGCTTTAAAGCCCCCGCCCCTGCACCTGTAGAAGTATCTGATGATTATCTTGCTATGTATATGATTGGCGACCACCACTTTGGGATGCTGGCTGACAGCGAATCTAAGGTTGATGATGATGATTGGGACATAAAGATTGCCACTGAGATTCTTATTGATGCCACCGACCGACTGGCTAACCGAGTTGGCAACGCCAAAACAGGCGTATTGCTTAACGTGGGTGATTTCTTTCATGCCGATAGTAGTTTTAATACTACAACCAAGGGAACGCCAGTAGACGTAGACACACGCATTGGCAAGACCTTTAAGCTGGCAGGCAGGCTGTTTAATATCCTAATCGACAAGATGCTACAGACCCATGAGAAAGTTGTTGTGGTTAATGTACGCGGCAACCATGACTATGACATGGCCTGTCACCTGTCTAGCTGCTTGGAGCTGCTTTACAGCAAAGAGCCAAGGGTTGAGATTGTCCAGAACTACAGTAAGTTTATATCCTACCAGTGGCACAACAATCTATTCGTGTTCCACCATGGCGACCGCATAAAGCATGAGCAGATTCTTCAGACAGTGATTAAGAACCTTGACGACGAATGGGCAGAGTCAAAGAACCGATACTGCCACCTTGGACACATTCACCACCATGTAGCCAGAGAGGTGGGTTCTATGCACTTTGAACACTGGGGCAGCCTTACAGCTACCGACCAATGGCATAGTGACTCAGGCTACGGTGCAGAGCGTTCTATGACAGCAGTGGTCTACCACAAAGACAGCGGCGAAGATTCCCGCGTTAAAATTAAGGTGGAGGGATGAGCAATGTTACGAAGTTTCCTACTCGCACCGTTACTCTTACTCGCTTATATTGTGAGGACTGCGCTCTTCCTCTTACTTATTGGCTTGGGACTGATGGGGACGCTTATGGTCTATGCCCACGGTGTGACCTGCAACATAGTGAAGAAATTGAAATGAACGCTGAGGAGACACTGCAATGAGCGCACTAAGTAAACAGACTGGCGGCAGCCATTACCAGCTTGCCATCCAGCCTATCGAGTACATCTACAAGAACAGCTTGGACTACTGCGAGGGCAACGTGGTTAAATACATCACAAGGCATGGCAGCAAGAATGGAGCTGAGGACATTCGGAAAGCCATACACTATTGCGAGTTACTACTGGAACTAGAATATGGCGAAGAAAGGTAGAAAGAAAGCCACAGTCGCGCAGGAAATGGAGAAAGCAGCAAAGCTCTTGCAGCGGCTGGTTAGGCTAAAGGCAGCAGATGACAATGGCTACGCCCAGTGCGTTACCTGCGACAAGGTAGACCACTATAAGAACCTTCAAGGCGGTCACTTTATACCCCGCCACAGAACCATCTTCAAGCTAGCAGAATTTAACATAAATCCACAATGCCCCCATTGCAACTGCTGGGGCATGAAACAGGCTCACTACGTTTTGCGCTATCGACAGTGGATGGTAGACACCTACGGCGAAAGGCGCGTAAAAGCGATGGAAAGGATGGCATGGCGACCCGCTAAGAGGTATGACAGAGAAGAAGTTATTGCCTTTGCCCGCGACCTTAAAGAACAGATTAAAGTAGAAGAATGGCGCATTGGAGAAATACATTAATTAATAGTTTACATTTGCGTAACTATAGTATTTAATAAGCACATATTCAAAAAAACAGAAGGGCTACACATGAAACAAGAAATAAGATGGTTAATTGATGATTTTGTACGCGCAGACGCTAAATGGGGCGGTGATGTTATCGACCTTTGTGATGGCAAGAAAGATGTTCTTTGTTATGAGTGGTTGCGCGTTCACCAAAGCTGGCTAGATGACTACTTGCCTGTTGCGATAACTGGCACAGTTCACCAGATTCAATACCTAGATGCGCTATATGCTCAAGGCAATGACAGAGCAAGCCTGATGCTTAAAGATGCCATCTATCTATCACTGGAGCAATGCTTGCGAGATAGGGTTGAGGAATACTACCTTGAAGAACACGCAGAAGCAGAACCGTTTGCTGGATATGAGGCAGGACAATGATTAACTTCGACTATAAGTACGCAAGAGACCAAAAGGCTAAAGAGCGCAGAGCGCAAAGCCGTCAATTCATGGCGGCAGGGATAGGGTTATTTCTATGTTATGCGATAGCTTCAACGATGAGCTATAACGATTGTCTACAGGGGATATGCTAATGGAATATTTGATTATGTCGGGATTAACTGCCGTGATAATTGGCCTGCTATATGCAGTAGTGAAGCAGAAGCAGCAAGAAAC